GAGCGCAAGTATTTCGACATTGCCTGCGAGCGCATCAGCCGCGCCCAGGCCCAGGGGCAGCTACTGCCGCCCGAAGAACCGCGACAGCCTGTGCAGGAAGGGCTGTTGTGAAACCTAACGCCGACTTAACGCGACGCCCGTAAGGGCGGTCGCCGTTGAAGGCACAGTTATACAACACAATTTTCTCAGGAGATAAAAATGCTGATTGATGTTGATTACCTGATCGAAGAAGGGCTTGACCCGGAAAAGATGGCAGCAATGGCAGACCAGACGCTGCTTGTTTTCAACGGCTGCAAGAGCAAAGAGGCGCAATGGCTGGCAAAGGCACTTGAGCAACTGCGCGACGAGTGCGAATTGCGAGCTGGTGCATAACGCACAGTAGCCACTGAAATCCTCCCACAGGCACCCATAACCCGCACGCGCGACCATTCCGAGCACACCCTCGAAATGGTCGCCGCGCATGCCTATCCTACAATCCGACATCGACGCCCTGACTGAGGCGCTTGCTACCGGCGAGCGCATGGTCAGGAAAGGCGACAAGGTCGTCGAGTACCGTAGCGTTGACGAGCTGCTCACCGCGCGCAATGCGCTGCAGGCCCAGTTCGATGCCGAGCAGGCGGGCGCCGGGGTCACTGCGCCGCGTCCGCGCCAGACTAGGCTCTATCACGGCGGGCGTGGCTTCTGATGACGCGCCGCAAAAAGTCAATCAAGGCGGCTGCGGTCGACGCCGGAATCAAGGCAAAAACCGCTGTCGCACCTGTCGCGCTCGCGCCGTCGCATGATGCCGCTGGCGCCGGTCGCCGTCTGCGCGGCTGGTCGCCTTCCGGTAGCGGCCCCAACCGCGCCAATACCGGCGCCGGAACGCTCAGGAACCGTGCCCGCGATGCCGCCCGCAACGACTGGGCCGGCCGTGCCATCCCGCAACGCTGGGCCGCCAATCTGGTCGGCACCGGCATCATCGCCCGGCCGAAGACCACCGACGCGGCGCTCAAGAAAATCCTGCGCGACCTCTGGGATGACTGGAGCGAAGTCTGCGACGCGGATGGCGCCCTCGATTTCTACGGCATCCAGAACATGGTCGCCCGCAACTGGATCGAAGCCGGCGAAGTCTTCGTCCGCCTGCGTCCGCGCCGGCCGGAAGACGGCCTGCCGGTTCCGCTGCAGATCCAGGTGCTGGAAGCCGACATGGTGCCGGCCAATGACAGCATGGCGCCGAACGGAAATTCCATCGTCCAGGGGGTCGAATTCAACGCTTTCGGCCAGCGCGTTGCCTACTGGATGCACCGCAACCACCCGGGCGACGGCCTCGGCGATACCGGCACGCTGACCCGCGTGCCGGCGGAATTCGTGCTGCACATCTACGAGCCGACCCGCCCCGGCCAGCTTCGCGGGGTCTCCGACCTGGCGCCCATTCTCGCCCGCCTGCGTGGCGTCGGCGATTTTGACGATGCGGTGCTGGAACGCCAAAAGCTCGCCAACCTGTTTGCCGGCTTCCTTGAGCGCCCTGCCTCGGGGCAGGATGCCGCGCTCGATCCGCTCACCGGCTTGCCGATCAAGACCGATGCCGACGGTACGCCGATGGCCGCCCTTGAGCCAGGCACCATGCAGGAGCTGCTGCCCGGCGAAACCGTCAAGTTCAGCGAGCCGCCCGATGCTGGCGCCGGGTATAAAGACTTCACCCGCCAGCAATACCAGGGCGTCGCCGCTGGTACCGGCCTGCCGTACGAACTGCTTACCGGCGACCTCAACGGCGTTTCCGACCGCGCCCTGCGCGTCATCCTCAACGAATTCCGCCGTCACTGCCAGCAACGGCAATGGCACATCCTGATTCCGCAGCTCTGCCGCAAAGTGCGCGCCGCATTTGCCGACGCTGCCGTGATCGCCGGCATCCTGAACGGCGCCGAAGGCCGCGAGGCGCGCCGCGTCACCTGGGTGCCGCAAGGCTGGGCCTATATCCACCCGACGCAGGACGTGCAAGCGCAGCAGATCGCCGTCGAATCCGGCTTTACCAGCCGCACGCGCGTCATCACCGAGCGCGGCGATGACCCGGAAGAGATCGACGCCGAACGCGCCGCCGACGAAGCCCGCGAAGCCGAACTCGGGCTGGAGGAAGAAACCAGCCGTACTGAACCGGACACCGACCCGCTGGCCGATGCCCTGCTCGCCGGGCAGCAGCAACTAGGCGACGCCTTGACCGCGCTGGCTTCACGCGAGATCCCGGCGCCGCAGCTCACTGTGCAGATGCCAGGCCCCGGAAAACCGACCATGAAGGTCGGCCGTCGTCTGGCCGATGGCTCGATCGAAGTCCGCGAAGTCGAGATCGAAGAGGCGCCGCATGGAGCTTGAAGCCTGGGCCGCCAACCGCCTTGCCGGCGAAATGGCCGACCTGCTGGCCGGTGGCTACGTCATCGTCTTTGACGCCGAAGGCGTGCGCCTGGCGCGCTGTGACTTTGCCGACGACGCCTTTGCCGCCCCGCTGGAAGGCGCCATCGCCGCCAACCCGTTCAAACCCGGCCAGGCAGAAGCCGACGGCGTGCCCGCCCGCTTCGAAGCTTTCGACTTCGACGACACCCGCGCGCTGGCCGGCACCGCCGGTTACCGCGATGACCAGCCGGCGCCGGAAATGAAGTTTCGCACCCGCCTGCTGGTCAAGGATGCCGACGTAATGATCGACAGCTTCGTGTTTTCCCTGGCGATGAACGCGGCGGGTTGCGAATGAATCTCCTGATCAAAGACGGCGTGCTGTACGTCGACAACCTGCGGTTTTGTCTTGCGGAGGCCGGAAATGGACGCGACGATTTACCAACTGGACGCTATGAGGTCGCAACGCAATACGCGACAGTTCATGGAAAAGTGCTTCCAGATGCCCTTGGCCTCGGATGGCTTGGCGCTACTTACCAGTGCGACTGCGTTCTGGGTTCAGTACTCGGCCGCAATGGCGTCCTGCCATCACAAGGTGCTCTCAGCCGCCTTCTCGCCCTGCTTGAAGTTGCCGAAGGAAACGGGCAATCCGTCTGGCTGGAGGTGATGAAATGAGAGACTACGCCGCGCTGCTGGCCAACGCAAACGTCAAGGCGTTCCTGGCGCTCGTCAAATACACCGAAGGCGCGGGCTACCAGACGCTATTCGGTGGCGAGAAGTTTCTTTCCTTCGATGACCATCCGCGTCGGTCGATCACCAAAAAGCTGGGCGGGCGACCGATCACCTCGACGGCCGCCGGCGCCTATCAATTCCTGAGCCGTACCTGGGACGAATGCGTCGTCGCGTGTTCTCTGGATGACTTTTCGCCCGTGTCTCAGGACATTGCCGCGCTCTATCTGATCGAGCGCCGCCGTGCGCTGGATGCAGTGATCGAAGGTGACTGGACAACGGCACTGGAGCGCTGCAACCGCGAATGGGCGTCGCTGCCCGGTTCGCCCTACGGACAGCCGACCAAGACGCTGGATACGTGCCTGTCATTCCTCTACGCAAACACGAAAAAGGAGGAAGCTACGGCCCCAGCCCCTTTCTCCCAACCCCAACCGGAGAAACCGTCATGGTTCCGTTCGTTGCTGCAGCTATTCCGGCGCTGATTCAGGCCGCCCCGGCCTTGATCCGCATTTTCGGCAAGGGCGGCCAATCCGAGAAAAACGCCCAGGCCGCCGAAAAAGTGGCCGAAATCGCCAAAGAAATCACAGGCGAGACGACCGTCGAAGGCGCAGTCAATGTGCTCGGCGCCGATCCGGTCATCGCCCGGCAGTTTTCCGACGCCGTCGAGGCGAAATGGTACGAACTGACCGGCGAAGCGGGCGGTGGCGGCATAGCTGGTGCGCGCAAGGCCGATGCCGCAGCCGTTGCCAGCGGCAAGGCATGGCAGTCGCCCGCCCTGTGGGTATCTGGCGCACTGTTGCCGCTGGTGTATCTGGTGGTAACGGCAGTGCTATTCGGCGAAGGCTGGACAAACGACATCCGGGCGATGGTCGTGTCGTCAATCATCAGCCTGGTGCTCGGCTCGGTGACCGGGTTCTTCCTCGGCACAAGCTACGGCAGC